CTGGAAAAATCGCTATATCTTTAAGCACTTTTATAAATTTACAAACAATAAGTCACGGTTTGTTTTTTTCAAAAATTAAGTTTGTTAATATCCTCCTCCATCGTCCTCCTCCCAGTCGTCAAAAGGTGCAGGGTCTCCTCTGAACACCATGGGTTTGTTCAGGTCGATTGCTTCGTCCAAAGCGAACGAGGAACTTCCGTCGTCGTCATCGTCAGGAATGGGCAATTCGTCTCCACCGAGAGTGGATCTCGTTCTGCCGAGAAGATTGGCCAAAATATTGGCTTCTGACTTTGAGAGATTAGGAGGCTTTGTTTTCAGACTTGGTAAAAGACCATTTAGCTCAAGATTCGTCAAGGAAATACTCAAAGCATGTCTATAGACAAGACTGTTAGCACAAAGATAACTTGGAGCAATGGTGTTGGAAGTTGAAAACTCTGTCATGGCTCTCATCATAGAAGTGAGACTGTCTTCATTTTCGTCGCTTCCTTCAGACTCTGCATATTCCATGTCTCCAGTTGTAACGTCCTTGTAGTCACTCTCAGCGTTAAAGTATCTATACAACACTGGCCAACCGAGTTTGAGAATTGAGTTGATGTGAAATCTGATTACATCAAGAAAGAGAGTGCCTTCTTTTAAGCCGGCCACAGTTGGGTTTGACATCACTCTTTTTAATTGTTTGAAAATCTGTGTGAAGAATTTGAGATGTGTGATGCTTGAAGAAGTGATCCAATGATGAGTGATATCGGCCATGAGAGGTGAAATGTCAACTGCTCGACCTTTTAGTGTCGTCATTTCTTTGTACCCCACGTGTTCCAACCAGTCAGGTTTGAATTTTTCGCAGTTGTCGTAGAAAGGGTAAGCAGCCCAAATGGAAGCGTATTCTTCTCCAGGGCTTCTTCCAGCTCGCACTCTTCCTCCCATTTCGATTCTCTTCTCGATGGGATGACCTTTGTGAGATTTGAAACGGATCATCATGTGTTCTGGCAACCAATCCAAGAAGTGAGATCCAAGAGATTCATTTCTTTCGTTTTTGATTAACTCGACACGAGACCAAGGGTGACCGTCTCTTCTCTCTCCATCACTTTTTTGCCAAGATCCGTTTGCCCAATCGATGTATTGATCATTCACTTGTATGATTGATTCACTGGGCAATAGAATGTCACCAAATATCATGATCAAGTGTTGTTTGATATTTCGGAGTTGAAACTTGAGAGTTTTGATGTCGTTGGCTCGAATCACATTGATCGCAGTTCTTCCACCCACTGACGTCACGTCGACTTCTCCTCGGAATTCGTGAACAAAGAAAACGTATCTTGTGTTTCCAACCCAGTGTCCGTGACTGTTTTGTACTTGTTCTACTGTGAAATACCCAATGGTTCCAACTTTGTACTCTGTGAAAATGAGGTTGAGAATTTCAAGGGTTCTTGTGTAGAGTTGCCTTTTCGAAAACGCCATTACTTCCTCATTCCACGTTCTACTGAAATTAGTGGCTCTCACGTTCTCTGCTGGTTGTCTGGTGCTCTTGAGGGTGATCAAGTTGAGACAAATCACTCCAATCGCAATGAGGTTGAAGAAGATGGGTTCTACTCCTGACAAGTAAGTAGTCCATGTTGACAATTCTGCTCTGATGTCTGGAAAGGGTCCACTGGCTAGTGCGCACTTCATTTGAAGATAATAAGCCTCCGTAGTGACACATGGTGTGTACAACAACTTTGTGACAAAAGATGCCCATGTTCGTTCTTCTAGACCTTTGGCAATTTTCTTGTTGCTATCTTGTGATATGGCTTCTTTATCAAATCTTTTGAGAGTGAAACCTGGCATCCAGTCTTTGGCGAAAACCATATCCATTTCCATGGTGTTGAGTCTCTTAACTCCTGCTCTCGAGTTCATTTGCAAACTGTGAGTGGATTCCTTCATGGACTTCACAACGTTGATCGCTTCTGGATAGTCTTCGCAAGGGCAATCCGGATGCATGACGGATTCTTTGATTGTTGGCATGAACCAAGTCAGTGTCTTCTGGATACTACTGACTGACCTTTCAAGAGCAGACTTGCTGCTGTTCGCGTATTTTGACATACCCCATGTCGATCTCATGATCATAAGAGGAGAGAGTGGCATGTCAGATTTTCTTGTTGACACTTTCAGTGACACTCTAACAACAGGACTTTCTTGTGACTCTCTCAGAATGTGATTGGGTTGATAAGTGATGCGATATTCGTCCATGGCCAAATGAAAGTTGTAAGAAGGACAAATGTCTTCTTCAATTTTGAGTTTGAGATCAATTTTCTCCTGATCAGACAAACTTTCCCAGTAGGTTTGAACTCTTTTCATTTGAGCCGTAGTCTCTTTGAGTATTCGCACAAAAGATTTTTTCTTAATTCTACTGTTCCGATTAGAATAATTTACGACTCCTCTCTTCTCGTTCAAGCCTTCTAGATCGATTTTATTCTCGGCGTCGTAAATCTTCTTTTCTTCTTCAAGATTTTCGACAGTCACAGCCTTCTTCTTCTCTTTCAAAACTCCAGTCAAATAAACAACGATGTCTTCTGGAGCCATTTTGATTCTCTGTGTGACGCAGGCATGAGTGAGAATGTAGACAGATTGAATTACAGCATTGATGGGTTTCTGGTATACGAGAGCTTGCTTGGCAGAAGGATTAAAACCCTTGTCGGCGATCAAAGAGGCCACAAGAGCAGGATTTAATCCTCCGTTGATCAAAGACATGTGATTTTCTCTTAGAACTTCCTTGTGAGCAGTGATGTCGCCAAATTGTTTCTTGTTTTCCAAGAATTTCCTGTTTGAATTGTGATCGATGCCCAACGTGTGAGTTTTCTTAGCGTCTTGATCGTAAGTTTCGAGGGAAGATTGTCTTAGAGCCATTTCGATTAAGAAGCTAGTGTGATTGGTTCGAACGGTTCTCCAATATGTACTTCCGAAAGGAAACAATCCTGATACCAAAGCGGGAGCTAGTGGAAAGAAACCTAGACTAGGATGTTTCATGACTTTGAGTTGATCCCACACTACCTTTCCGAGCATTTTGTTGTGAACGAGACCTAGAGAACGGTAGTGCATAACACAAGAACACATCAAAGCCATTCTTGCTAATCTCATGCCACCTCCGAAGTCGCAAATAGAATGGACGAGTTCGTAAGCCTGTTGGACTCTTCCTAGGAACGTATTTGTGGCAGATGGTTGAATAGCCAATATAGCTTTGATGTAAGGGAGTACGATGGTATTGAAGATGTAGAAGTTTTGATTGAATTCCATGGGGCCGAGTTTCTTCACGATCGGAGTTGTTTTGTCAATGCTGTTCATGGCACCAATGAGAGGGTAGCTGTCAATGATGGTCAAATGGAAAACTTCTAACAATTGTTCAATGAGTTTCTTTGCTGTCTCAGAGTCAATGTTGGGTGCATCACCAAAGACCGCTGCGAGCAAAGCGAGCCAATCGTCGGACGAAATTTGAAATGAAGGTTGCAAAGCAGCATTGATGGATGGTTTTTCCTTAGTGCCCATGCAGAAAATGTCAAATTCGTGTTTCCAGAATCTTTCGATCAGCAAGACGTGACCCGTGTGTACGAGTGAAGATGTGTAGTGGAAGATTCCTTGCATGAAATTTCCTCTGTCGTTGATGAATACCATCATGGCTTGATCCATAAGGCAGGGATCCACTATGTCACCGAGAAGAACTTTCTTCAAGTAATCCATTTCTGGTCTAGTCAAACTGACGACGTCTTGTGCTAGAAGCAAGTCAATGAGTTCAATTGGCAAGGCGTGTTTCTTGTAGTAACAGAGGTTGAGAATTCTGCAACATAACATGAACACCCCTTTTGGCAGCACTCGATACAGCAAGACGGCAAAAATTGTCATCACAAATCTTTGACACCAATTTGAGGCATCTCCTGAAGTTGACACCATGGTCATTTCTTTTTGAGTGGGATTGTCTCTTGCTAATCTGGCGAGGTCTTGGAAGTAGGATGTTATCTTTTGAAACTTGGTTTTCCCTGCTGTTAACATTTCGTAGGGCAAAAGATCGCATAGAATTCTTGAAAACGTTTCAAGCCACAACACAGCAATTCTGCTTTCGAGCAACAGGATGAAGATTTCTCGAATCCCCCCTATTTGTTGTTTCTTGAACAGTTCAGTGATGATTCCTTTTTGACGATCGGAACCACCGCAGTATTCGAGCAAGTCCAGAATGTCTAGAAGAGGGTATGCTGAGAAGTTGAAACGTTTGGGATCTTTGATGAGAGATTTGTACATGAGATGAATGGCTTTGCTCCTTTTGTTGAAACCTGTCTTTTCTTCTTTGGTTCTCTTACCGTTCTTTGCCTTTGGTTGACCAGGATAGAAAGGAGTGGAGATATCAGAGTCGGCGCTGCTCTTAAAGGTGGCCAATTCGACGGCAGAATGTGACTCAACTTTCTTGCAAAATTGTTTCTTCAAGTGTTTAACCCACATCTCACCGTCAGGTCCCATGTCTCGGTAGCCCAACGTCTCGTGACACTTGAGTCTCACTTCATCTCCGCAACACCACAACCAACCCAGAGAGAATTGACTAGTTTCCATCTCGTCGTGATTTTTACTAGAGAAACCATAATCTTTTGTTCGTTCTTTGTTCTTGTTTCTAAGCATAGTGTACTTGATGATTTTGCAAAAGATGCTCAGATTCGCGTGATTCTTGTCTCCAGACTCTTTGTTGTGAAGGTGACCCATGTACATCAAGTTGGCGAGACATTCGAACGTTCTCACACTGCCTTGATCAACCCAGGATTTTAACCCGTAGAATCGATCACCACTAATCGAGGGATTGGTGTTCGCTTCAATGACTGGACGTACAACGTTCATTGTTTTCAGACACTTGATGACGCTTTGTATGATCCAAAGTTGAACAGGACTACGAATATCTTTCGGGACTTTCGAGAATGCTCGGGCGGAATTTTGTTGCTCGTATTGGGATGTTGCCACCATCATCATGTATCTCACGGGGATCAATGTTTCACTAGTGCATTGTCTGTTCTCTAGCCAAATTAACAAACTCGCGCAAAAGTGTTTCAAAACTCTTGATCTCTCCTCGGAAATTTTGTTGATGAAACTTTTGGGGTGAACTCTGAAGCTGGTGTTCCACATATCTAAGAGAGGCATCATACGTTGATCAACGTAAGAGAGGTGAGAGAGACGATTGAAATCAGTACTTACAAAATTTGTCGCCATGTATTGACCAAGGGGGTAAAACATTTCACAATAAGGAGAAATTGTTTTGAAATTCTTCTTGTGAGCTAATATGCTGTAAAACATTGGTCCTGCAATCGTCGGTTTTGAAAGGGTCCACAGTCCGTTTCCGATTTGTTTCAAAACGAAGGTGAATTGTCCTGTGCATCTTTTGTTGAGATCAAGAGTGAGTTCCCGCGAGATGTTAGAGAGGAGTCGCAACATTAAGAACAGTTTCTTGTTGTTGTGCGTGCGATAAGACTCTCTTGTCTTCTTTTCGAACTCTCCATCTTCCAATTCAGATTCTTCAATCAATTGTTGCTCAAAAGCTACTTCGTCGGGTTGCCAAAGTGACGTTTCATAGAGTCTCATAAACGTTTCAATGAGCATCTCGACAGGTAACGTCTTTGTTTCCAAGTGGTAAATGTCAAGTTCGTATCTTGCAGGCATTTTCTTCTTCTTCTCCTTGAATCTTTCGAAGTGCGCTGGTCCCATCCCTATGCGTAGACCTCGTTCCCACGCTACAGAGCAGTTCTCAGCCGAGACAGGCGCTCGAACTCTGAAGCGAACGTCTCTTTGTTTGGTCTTGTTCTCTGTAGTTCTGGGGTCGTAATCCTCGTCTTCCACCTTGTTGATTCTGTCGATGATTTCTTGAGGGTCTTCTGGTAGCCACCTTTCTGGATTTTGACTCTTTGAAACGAATGCACTGGTCCAGATTTCGCTCAAGAAGTTTGATTCTTTGTCGACTGCTTTTGTTTCGAGCTCGTTGTCAATGGGTTCCGGTACGTCATAGTTATTCGTTTGCAACAAAAGTGGCAAGTGCAGCACTGTTGTGATCGTTTTGAAGCCCTTCTGATTCGCCTTCTCGTATTCGGCGATAGATTCGTCGAAGCTACCGAAAGGTTCTTGATCTCGCTTCTCTTTGCTCTTTTGAAACAAGTTCTTCCAGTTGATGTTAGCCAAACCTCTCATAGTTTGGCTGTCCTGTTCGAACAAGTTTCTGAGAAAAGTCGCAGAAATCCCTCCGTCCTCAAGAGATTCAGGGTATTTTTTGATTTCTTCTTCAACTGATTCTTGTGTCCAGTAGAATAACTGTTCGACTTTTGGTGCAATTTCTTCTTCGGCAATGGTTCGAGGAGCTCCCTCGTAGATCATTCCATTTTCGTCGGCTAAAGCGTACGCCATCTTTGAGACTTTGTAGATCAGAGATAAGTCCGAGATCATCGAATTGTCGATGTCGATGGGAAGACCGGCGCTGTCTTCAGAGATGACGGCAGCAATGAATATGACTGTTCGCACTCCATCGTCGTGCAAGGCTTTCAGACGGTCTCGAATCGGTGCATCATATTTGACGATCTTCTCCTGGTATTTTGTGTGATATTGTGCGCTGCGATCGGCTAAACTTCTGTTGCTAGTTGTGAGTTCGAGCACAAGAACTGTGTCAGCATTTCTGCCAATCAAATCGGGTGTGAGATTGTCGCTCGTGTCTCCTCTCCATTGTAGAGCACTCAGAAGACAGTCCGTTTCCAAAGCGCCGAACATCACAAAACCAAGCATCTCGTGCATGATTTTGTTCACTTCGCAATAAGTAAGAGGTTCATGATCTTCTGTTGGGAAAATGCTGTGTCCGCTCGAAAAAACTTGGTGTTTCCTTTCTGTGAAATCGCAATCCCACTCTAGTCGAAACAGAGGTTCATGCAAGTTCGTTCGCACGACCTTGTCGACGAGAGGGACAATTCCAAACTTTGGTCCGTTTTGCTTGCGTCGTCTTTGACCGGGTTTGATTTCGTATCTCACCCACTTGACGTCAGTGACATTGAAGGAGCCGGGATTGATTCTGTTGGGATGAACTTGACCATTTCCGACAAGATAATTGACACCATCCAACAAGAATTCGTCAGTAGATGCGCTCTTGCCATTTTGACGAGCTTCTGATTTGATTGATCTCACTAAATGTTGTAGTAAAGGACTAGAGTTTAAGTTGAACAGAGTATTCATTTATTTTCCAGCAG